AGTAGTGAACTCCCACAATAATTTCGATTAACAAAAAACTCTTTTAAAGCTTGCACCAGTGATGGAAAAAATCATCCCTTACGTTCGTCCAGACCCTGAAAGAGTTGACTTTAGTAACCATGAGAAACTACCCAAGCTGCCATGTCTCGGTGACTTCTATGGACCTATATACAAGCTGATTCGAGAAAATTTTAACAGCTGCAACTGTGTTGAGAAGAAATTGTTTTATGGTGAGTACACTCGCATACCATGTAATTCATCTATCGGCTACATAGAGATTAATAGAGGTGAAATGCCAACTGTTATTGCTACAGTTCTAAACAGAGGGACTGTGAGGCTTGAAGTACTACCTGAGGATGTTGTTAATGCATTAAAAAGCATTGTGTATAACTATGTTATAGAAAATTATGAAAACTTAGAAATGGTAACAGCAGTGATAAAAAATGCAGCAGCAGTCAAAAATTACTTTATAATGGTTAAAATCATTGATAAACAATGGATAATAAATGAAACAAAGAAAAATTGGGCTAATATAATAGGCTCTACATATCTCGCACAAAAAGAATTGATCATAAGTCACTACCTCAGAATGAAGTCATTTTATTATAGGATTGTATGTAATTCAAGATATGAGAAATCAGTTTATTCTTTTATAGATGAAAACAAACACTTATCTAATGAGATCATTCCAAGTCTTGATATCATGCTTAGGACTTATAACATACATGTATTTAAATATGTCAAAGAACATATCCAATACTGTAAAAAGATGTTAGATTATGATATACCATTTGATTGCAACAAAATCAAAGAATCAGATTTTATGTATGGTGAGTTCTTCCCTTTAGATGTTAAAACAGCAATTTATGAGGATGTTACAATAAGACTAAGAGAAGTGAGGATAGAGAACTCAGAAGTAGATGTATTGAAAAAACCAATTATCGAATATATTGATAAAGAAATTCTTTTGAATGATATAGCGTTGAATAAAGCTGTTGATGAAAAGATCAAGTATTTGCCTGGTGATAATGAGATTGAAGATATGTTTTATTATGGCTTACCTGGTAGTATTAAAACAGTTGTCAACAATATCAATAGCTCCATGAAAAAGAATATATCAGATGATACAAAAATTGATGACATAGATTACATACCTAATTACCCATTCAAATCTAGTTACAAAAAAGAGGTTTACAACTTATATAAACTGAAAAACAGTGATTTAAAGATGTCTCACCTAACATTACATTATATCTGTTTATATTTATACATGGCCAAAGTTTCAGCTATTAGAACAGGTTACAGTGAAAATATAGGGACAGTTGAAGTACTAGAGAGAGCAAGGGAATTCGCAAAAGTTAATGTCAGTCACTTAAGAAACAGACTCCTTTTCTTACATCAGAATCGAATATCTCTTAAGGATGGTTGCATGCAAATCTTTTTGAAAGTAAATTGGACTCAATAGAGTTACAATATATTTGTTCCAATGATGGCAATATATTTCATCTTAAACAATGAAATAGGTAGCAATTTGGAACTTGTTATACAATTGTATGATTAGCTTGGTTATTTAATTAACTTGCACGTCTTGTTGTTGATTTAGGCCACTTGGTTAGCTTAAGAAAGTTTTCATTGAATTTGATATTTTTGTGGGAGAACACTACT